GCGATTGCCGCAAGACCAAACAGAAGCAATGCGTAAGGGAACAATCTTGCATGTTCATAGAGAAAACTTCTTTGATGACTTTGACATCAAGAAAGCAGAACATATGTCAGCAGATGAGTTACATGATTATTGTGCAAGTCTAACGCCTATTGACGAATACTTCGACATATCTATGACTGTAGCGGCTTTTGAAGCAGAACGCTTCTTAGAGGCTAAGGCGGAAGATAAGGTGCATGAGTATTTGCCTGTTTGTAATGAAGGATTATTTGATGCTGAAATTACAATACCTGCTGATACTAACCCCAAGTTTCCATTGACTAGAGACTACAAGATACATATTCAAGGTATCATAGATAGAATTTTTATGGAAAACGGAGGCTATGTTCCCTTTGAATATAAGACAGGAGCATGGAAAGATTACAAAGCAACGATGATGAGAAAAGAAATGGCTTTCTATCAAATGCTTATAGAGAATGCAGAAGATGAAGTGTTGATTAAGAACGGACTACAACCTAATGTTCCTGTAACACATTGGGGTTGGTATTATCCGGCTTCTAACTATGTATTTGCAGAAGATGTAAAGGCTAGAACGATGAAGTCAGTATTGAAGAATATTGCGAAGTTAATTCATGCTTATGAAAATAAGACATTTCCAACTAAGTTTTTCTTTAAGACCTGTTCTCATTGTAGTTACTTTAGTTTGTGTGATGCGGCTGAAGAGGATTCGTGGGTGTGATATTATGATTAACATAGATTTAGTGCATCAAACTTATAATCTTCAAAAACTTGTGACGAACCTAAGAGCGATTTGGACAATGTATGAAGGTTATGTTATTGACAATGATGAAGTGCTTAGTCAAATAGAAACTCTCTTGTATAGCACAGGGGTGATGCAAGAATGAATTATAAATTTAATAATGGAGATATAGAAGTAAAGTTTGCTAAGTCACCTAACGGACAAAGATATGCTAGAATAGATTTGAATGCTAAAGATGTAACTAAAGTTACTCCTTTATTCCATGAAGTTAGTGATTGGGTTAAAACTCAAAGAATAGAAGGTGAAGAATGTGAGCATACTATTATGCTTAACAAAAACTATGCTCCTTACATTATAGTTTTCAAGAAGGTGAATATATGAACGAAATAATAAAACAAAAAGTATTAGCAAAAGATTGGACATTTAATGAAATATCTAATCTAAAAGAAACGATAGAAAGTCTTGCTAATGATATATACGGAGAAATGAAACTAATAGAAAGATTTGATTTAATTAGAGAAATTAGAATCAAGGAGGAATATATTGGTGAATGTTTTGAAGATGTAATGAGAGTAACAGTGATGCTTTCTCTTAAAGCAGAAGTAGCAGATACAGTGAGAAATATGTTAAATAACGCAACAGTTAATTTTGGTGGTAATAAAAATGAAGTTTCCGAGAGAAGTGTGGTCGGGGAGTCAAATGAAGAACGCTCCTCCACTACCAAGAAGAATAGTAAGAAGTAAAGAAGAATACTTGAGTTATGTAAAGGCTCAAAATAATAGGACTAATGTTTACACCAGTGTTTATGATTTTGCTGAATTTGCAGAAAAAGCCAAGATAGATTCATCAGTTATACTCGATAGAATCTTCCTTGACTTCGATGCTCATGGTGGAAGTATATTAGACGCATGGAGAGATGTAAAAATAGTTATGCGCTATGTCTTAGAAAGAGATTATCAATACACTCTTTTCTTTTCCGGTAGAGGTTTTCATTTATTTGTCTTTGGAGAAATAACCGACAGCATTAGAAACATACAGGTTTTCTTTAGAGAAATAAAAGCCTATCTAATATCCCAAGTCGAACAGCATTTGGGAGGGGATATTACACTTGATGATAGAGTAGGCCAAGCAACAAGACTTAGAAGAATACCTAATACAGTAAACATGAGTTCTAGGGATGAGAATGGAAATCCATATTTCTGCATTCCTTTGTTAGAAGAAGACTTACAGAAAGACATCACATCAATACTTGAGTTAGCCAAGAAACCTAGAAAAATACCATTTAGAATAAGTGGCAAAAACTTGGCTGTATTTCCCGAAGCACCACCTATGCAACAAGTAAGTGGCGAGATAAATGTTCCTAAAACAACAGGTAGATTACCTATGTTGCCTTGCTTACACAATGCCATTATGACCGAGAATCCTTCTCATATGGCTAGGGCATATCTAGTTTCATGGTATAGGGATTTACTGTCCGGTTGTAATAATGTAGAAAGCACCGAAGACAAGAACAAAATACTTGATGCTATTGTAGATGAGATAAGACACTTGGTAGAAACTAATGAAGAAATATGGTTAGATTGGGATGAAAGAGAAACTAGAAAACATGCTAGATTTACTGTGCATGGTAATTATAGTAGTCCTCATTGTAAGACTGTATTGATACCTAATGGTTATTGTGTTGGTAAGTGTTGGAGATACCCCGAACATGCGGAGGAAGCATAATGTTAGTAATAGATAGTAGAGAAAAGAAAGGCTCTAAACTAGTAGAGTTAGTAGAAAGTGAAGCACTAAAAATGAAAGTGCCTTATGAAAAGAAGTGGATAGAGATAGGAGATTATGTTTACGATGATGTATGTTTTGAGGCTAAGTCGGCACATGATTTTTTAGCATCAGTAATGAATAAAAGATTGTGGACTCAATTAGATAACATGGATAGGCATTATCAAACTAATGTAGTTATTATCTATGGTAGTATTGATGAAGGCGTTACCCAATATAAAAAATACATTAGAACAGATAAAACATTTACTAACGCACAACACGCTAATTGGTCTAATAAACTTAGAAGTAAGTTTCTAGGTGCAATTGGTAGAATAACACTAGATACTGATGCAAAAGCATTTTGGGTATCTAGTGAACAAGAAGCCGCTTTGATAATTACTTCAATATGTAAGATGAAACCCATCAAGCGAGAAGTTATCAAACCGGAGATATTCAAAAGAATATCAACAGATGATTTGAGGATAGACACCCTCATAACTATAAAGGGCTTATCAGTAGACAAAGCGAATGCGCTGATAAAGCAATATGGTTCGATTATGGAAATAGGCGAACAAACAGAAAAAGAACTTCAAGAAATGGATGGCATAGGAAAAACCCTAGCCCGAAGAATCTTGAATGTTTTGCATTCCGAAGAAAAGGTGAAAATATGAATGAAGATGAAAATATAAATGAAGAAGCATTAAACTATGAAGAATTTGAATTAAGTAAAGAACAAGAAGAATACTTGTTTAAGATTGAAGAAAACACTAAAGTTTTCAATAGCAATCTACCAAGTTTTATCAAGCGTTTCCAAGAAGACGCTGTGAAAGTTTCTTTCAAGAATGATATACCTGCGGCACTAAGTTGTTTCGTAATATTAGGGCAAATTTGTAAAGACTTTGTAAGAATACCTAATGGTAGAAGTATAGAAGACAGTAGAGTTCATTTCTGTCAAATACAAACCTCCGGTTCGGGTAAATCAACTCTATGGGATTTTGTCGGGCCAGTTTCAAAAAGACTATTTGAAAAGATAAATGACCCCGAAAGTAATATCCATGTGATGAATTACAATGTTCCTATATCCACTGATGAAGATGGGCAGGAAGAATACGGAACTAAGAAGTTCGATGTGATGTCTACAACTGAATATACCGATGCCGCATTGATAGGAGGCTATGAAGAAATTCTTGCCGATGTTCCTGTTAAGGATAATGCAGGGCAGTTAATCAAACAAGACGAAAATGGAAGAGAGATTCGTCACGGCCAAGAAGGTTATGCTGAGGCATATACTAAAACCAAAAGAGAACTAACTTGGATTAGAGAAGCGGGTTTGTTAGAAGGTAGTGGAATAGCACATTGGGATGAGTTTGAATATAGTGGTATTTTCAAACAAAGTCAAAACAAAGAACAGGCTATTGTTTATCTAAATACATTGATGAATACATTAGCAGGTGAATCGTGGATTATTAGTAAGAAACTAAAGCGTGGGGAAATGATGGAATGTTATTGTGAGCGTTCTATTCTAGCCATGACATATCCACCGGAAAAACTAGTCAAGGTTGTTGCTAACAAAGGTGTTCTACAAAGAATGATTCTGTTTATTTGGGATGTTCCTGAACCAGTATTAGACAAAATGAGAAGAATGCAGATATTAAAGGCGGGTCAGTTAGAAGAAATTAATCAACCTATTGATGAGTTTGCTGATGAGTTCTATGAGATTTATAAATTAGTCCAAGAAAGATTCAACCAAGTTGGTAAAGACCCACTAAAGACCATGAAATTTACTAAAGACTTCAATGAGAATCTAATGTTAGAATACGAAACTATGCAAGAGTTCATTCAAGATACTGAACCTGTAGTTAGGAAGATTGCATCCAACTTTACAACTAGATTACTCAAGATTCTAATTAAGATGGCAGTCCTTTGTTCTATTGCAGAAGCAAAGAACATAACAAAGAACCCTAGCAGACGCTTTACTGTTAGTGGTAGAAATGTTAGACAAGCAGGAAATGTAGTGCGACAATGTTATAATACATTGGTCTTGTGGTTAGAACGAAGCCTTAAGGTTAGCAGGAGGGTCGGAACACAAACTCAATCACCAAACGAACAATTGTTCTTGGAGAAAATTAGAGAATCAAAGAAAGACGAAAATGGTTTCTTTAGTAAGAAATCTGTAATAGATGAGTTACAAAAATCTATGGCAAGAGCAACCATACATCGTTTATTTGGTAAGTATAAAACTAAGAATATGTTTGAGGAAAACAAAGTGGGTCGTTCTGTTTACTTGAAATTGAAGGAGGAAAAGAAATGAAATACGAAAATACATATGTTGTGTTTGATGTGACAAAGGGGCCAAAAGTAATAATAGAAACATTAGATACTTATGGTGATGAAGGATGGGAATGTTGTTCTATGCTAAGTATAGCAGGAACTAACATTGTTGCCTTTTTGAAAAGAAAAATTGGCGCAGATGAACCAACAGTAGATGAAGAAAGTGAAAAGATTAGTAAGTTATGGTCGAGTGATTAAGATGATATATGATTCGGTAGTCCAAAATGACAATACCAATAATAGCCGATTTGAGGCCAATATTACTAATAATTATTTTACTTGGTGGCATATAGTTAAACAACAGCCGATTCAAGACCCGTATGGTATAGTTTCAGGTCGTGAAATGCAACCAAAACCAACCGAACAAACAGAAGAAGTAGATGAAGCACAACTTAAAGAAAATGAAAGAAACTTCTACAGACAATATCTTCAAAGTGGGAATACTGATTACTCTTTATTAAACGAAGAACAACGAAAGAAATTCGCACAGGCACAAGACAAGGTTAGAGAAAAGAAACCTAATGCGCCTAAAAATGAAAAATACCGGCAACTTGTCTTTAATGAATTTAATGCGATTGGCCAACAAGAACAACCTAAGCCCAGTTTAAAAAGAAGGGCTGTAGGTGCAGGAGTAAAAGGTGCATTAGGAGCAGGTAAACTTGGTGCAAAGGGTGTTGCAGGTGCGTATAGAGGTGCGGCAGGTTTATCTCAAGGAGTAAAAAATATACTAAGTAGAACCGGACAGGCTGTTAAAAGAGGTGTAGATGCAAGAACCGCTAGAAGAGTAAAAGACATAGATGCTCAATCTGCTAATGTAAAAAACATAGGATTAGAAGAAATTAATAATGTTTTATCATCGAATGTGTTTGGTAGAAACCTTAATGAAAAAGGCAAAATTGAAGCCCTTAAGGAAATATCCAATTCAATAGAAATGAATCCCGATTATAGAGGCACAACTAGAGAAGAAAGGACAGTCTCAGTTGATGAATTACCTTTTAGTGATAAGCAGAAAAAGCAAGTGTCCAAAGTTTTTGGAAATACTATTTCAAGAGACGAAGAATTAGCATTATCCCAGTTGAGAATGCTATTAACAAATAGCGAATATAGAGTTCCTCAGCGAAGAGATAATCCAAAAAGAAAGGATGGAAGTAAAGCCGGAGAAACCAAAGGTAGAGAAGTTGGTAGAGAAAGTAAAGAAGATTCGGAAAAAAAATTACAACAGAAAAGGGAAGAGGTTATGAGAAGAGAAAAAGAGAGGAGAAAAAGAATACCAACAAAGTCAAAAAAATTAGGCGAGGGTATAGATTTTGATACAAGAACACGGCAGGGTAGACGGGCTTTAGCAAGGCAAAGAGAAGATAGAGCAATCGCAGAACAAGAACGACAATTTGCGGAACAAGAACGAGAAAGAAAACGACAGGAAGCAGAACAAAGACGACGAGAAAGACTTAGACCTAACACCACACCACAAAATCGAACCTTTACTATAGGTGGTTAATATGACAGTATTAGCATTAGATATTGAAACAAAAAATATGTCGCATGAAATAGGCGGCTTCGGTAATACCCATATGTTTCAAGTCTCTACCGTTGCTACTTGGGATGGAAATACAGGAACAGTCTATGTAGACGAGCCTGTAGATTCGTTTGCTAAGTCCGGCCATGTTGTTAAGGGTTTAAGTGAATTAAAATATGATTTAGATGACCACCTATCTAAAGGTGGTAAAGTCTTGGGTCACAATATAGCGGTATTCGACCTACCTATACTTAGAGATTCTATGGATATATATTGTATTCATAAATATTTAAATGAACAAAATTATATTGACACTAGTAAAATTTTACTAAAGGAACATGGTGAAAGATTCCAATTGAAGAATCTTGTAAAATGCACTATGGATGATTTCAAACTTATGGATAGTGCCGACGCACCTAAGTTATGGAAGATGGGTCAATATGATGAAGTAGTAGAATACTGCATGAAAGATACCCAATTAGTTTATGACCTTTGGCAGTATGGGAAGGAACATGGGATTGTTAAAGCATTCTCAATAGAGAGAGAAGAATTTGTAGATTTGGAGGTAGATTGGTAATGTCCACAGCAGAATGGTTCGGCCTATTTGTCTTCTTGGTAATCTTAACACTATTGTTCTTTGCCGCATTTGGTGGCACGAACATAACAGAACAAAGTGTTGATGATTACATCAAGAGGCTAATGGGTCAAACGGAAGAGAAGAAATGAGTTTGAAACAGAAGTGTCCTTATTGTAAGGATAAAACGCTAGCAAAGAGAATCTTAGGATTCTATGTCGGCTCTAGCGAACAAGTAAAACTTTGGGAATGTCGTTCTTGTAAAGGGGTATGGTCGGCAGACACAAAAAAAGAGGGAGAGTAGTTTAGGCTACTCTCCTTCTAATTTTTTTTTGGTCTTTTTTTCAAAAATTTTCTAAAAAAGCAAAAAAAATCTTCTGAATAGACGAAAGTTATTCGTCGTTTGAATTTAAAATAATAAAGCCCAATGGCTTATCTTCAACGAATAATGCACTAACTGTTAAATAGCCAATAGCGAAACTAAGCAAGAATAAAAAAATTATAATCATGTGAGGTTAATTGTCAAATCATGTGTTGCAGTAACGGCAGTTCCATCAACAGTTGCTCTTGCTATTATTCTAACAGTAAAACTATCACCCGATTGTGGAACTCCACCGCCTTTTCCTGTCAAGCCTATAATTGTAAGATAGTGATTACCAACTTGAGGAAATTGCGCTAAATCATGTGAACCCGCCCCATTACCTAAAGAAGTGCTAAACGAAGTTGTATCTTGTTGTTGATTATAAGTAGTGTTATTTCGATTAGAAAACACTAAACTATTAGTCATGCTTTGCGATACAATTGTTTGCTGAACTTCAAACTCAAAACCACTTGCAGAACTACCATTATGTCTAATAAATCCACCTATAACTAAAATCGCTTCAGCCGATTGTAAACTTCCTGTGCCGTTAAAATAAGCACCATCTCTTAAGTCGGTAGCGGCAATAGAAAACGATTGTGTTGTTCTTGTAGGACTAGTTGCAGTTCCTAATGTTGAATTAGTTCCATCATAAATAGTAGTAGTTCCTTGTGAAGCACCATCAAAGGCATTTGAAGACTGATTGTAAAAAGCAAACTTAACTGCATTATTGTGATTACCCGTAGCCGCAGTCGCTATTGTGATAGCAGGAGTTACGCCCCCGCCACCAGTAGCAGGGAATTGTGTATAAGTGTTAATAATATGAATAGGAATAATATCACGCCCTTACTCCATATAGCGTGACTTTTAATCCTTTACCGGCAGTTGAAGAACCTACTTGGTCTATATCAAAAGTAATCAAAGCATCGTCGGCCAAAGCAGTATCACTGATTACTGCGGCACTAGCGGCAGTAGCAGAAGTAGTTTCGCTTGCATCAATAGATAATTTAGTGCTTAGTATTGTAGAACCTGCTTCGTTAATATCTACAATAATAGTAGCCCCTGCGGGAGCAGTTGTGCAGTTTGCCTTTACTCCTGTTAAAGTCATAGCAAACGGCATATGAAAACTTGCTTTACCAGTTCCCGTAGTTAAGTCAGTAGTTTCATCCGACAAAGCAACAATAAAAACTTCTTCTGTGACTTTTACATCTGTTCCTGCACCATTGATAAAATGTAAATGATTATCAGCATTAGTATATAATTGCCCTCTACTAGCAGTATTACTAGGGGCTGATATTTCATCTAAAGATATTGCTCCTTCCACTGATAACTTAGCGTTAGCATCGGGGCTTGCAGTTCCTATACCAACGGCTGATGCCGATTCATCAATGTAAATGTGATTAGCACTAGTAGTTCCGTGTATTTTAAAATCCCTACTTTGTGTATCAATGTTGTTCACTCCACCATAAGCCCCCATATCCATAAATGCATCAAGACTAGAATCTGTATCACCAAATTGTAATCTCGGGCCTCCTCCGCCTTTGACAGTTATTGCATAATTGTTTGTTGTATCTATCACTTTTAATTGTGCGGCCGCACTTGACAAAACTAAATCTTCTTGGTCATATGATAGACTTCCGCATGTTAAAACTTTAGAACCCGTAACTGAAAATATTTCAGTATCTCCTTCGTCACCATCTGAATCATCGTCGCTATAAATCTCAAACTTTTCATCAGCCGTATTATCCGCTAATACAAATCTAATATCAGCATCAGCAACTTTGTTTTTAAATAGAGTTCTTGTCGCATTTCCTTCAATTGACATGGCTTCATTATATCCCGAACTGTCATAGCCTATGCTTACATTATTAGAGACTTTGCCAGTTGTTAGGTATTGAACCGTCATATCATCAAAACCATTAGAAGTGTGAGTGACAATGGCAATTATGGTATCTCCTTCTGTGTAAGGAGGTATTTTGTTTTGTGTAGAACTACCATGCTTTCTTATTTGTAATACAGGAGGAGTTGCATTATCAGCAACTAATAAATGATGTGTATTGGCAGTTGCTTGGAAATCGCTAGAAGTAAAGTTTTTTGCCGCTACCGAAAGAAAAGCACCGTCACGATAAATCTTACCTGCCGCTACTTGTAGAACATTTCCTGTAGAAGCCTGTGTAATATCAAAATCAGTTGCCGACCCTTTTACAGCATAGTTTCCTTTCATGCCTAAACTCAACGCTTTGATTAATCCTGTATGTGGAAAATCTACTGCATCAGTTATTTGGTCTATTGATGTATCATCTTTTGTGTTTGTCGCAAAATAATGCGGATTCGCTTCACTTGTCATATTACTCTACCTCTAAAAATATAAAAAATTCTATTGTCTCATTTGAAGAAAATGGCCCAATTCCATCAAAATTTTCTCTAAACAACATATTAGAACTTGCGTCAAAAACTCCAACTTCTCTAAGTATTTGTCCTGTCATGGCCGCAGTTGCTCCACTAACTGTTAATTTTATTTGAACAACATTAGCATCGGATTGAGTGGCCGTAGCAGTAGCAGTTGCTACTAGAGGAACATCTAAATCCGCTTGAGAAGAAAAGGTAGAGTTTCCACCTAAGCCAACCTTACCGTTATTTACTAGGCTGACTAAATGCGTAGCCAATAAATTCTGCAATTTTTCAGTTATCAAAATTCTTCCTCCAATAGCGTTGTGAATGTGGACACTCCTATGTTCAATGCGTCGCTATTCGTATTTAGCGTTTCCGAATCCGTTGAGTTAGTTCCTAATGTAAATGCACCTGCCGCAATTTCTTTCTTCCTAACTTTTAATTTGATAGGCTTTACATTTATATTTTCTAAAAAATCGAAACTTATTTCATTATTATTAAATGAGTCCTCTCTAACTTTGTTATTTACATTTTGATTAGCAATCGCTAATTCTGCGAATCTGTCTTCTAGTCCTTTAGTATAACTACCTAATTCTAAATCTAAACTACCTTGTAGGTTGTGCTGTATTTCTGTTATAATAAATTCGCTTCTAGGTATGTCCTCTTCTTCTATTTCTACCGTAACTACATCTCCTACTTTAGTTTGAGAAAGCCCTTTATGCCCTACTGTAAGTTTAAGTCCATAACTTTCATCACTATGTATTCTAAGTAATTCACTCGCTCTCCTATCCACATCTTCTTGAGTTACCAATTCATTTTCAAAAAGTTGTAATGTTTTTCTTCCTTTATTTTTAATGCTTTTAAGGTTTTTTCTTATGGCTCTATGCCTTCTACCAAAAACAATAATTTCATTAAAGGTGTCAAATTTGTTACTTTCCCTACTGTAAGATAATATTTCAGTATCTTGATTAGATGTTGTGAAGAAAATGTTAGGGAAAAAAGAGGCATCCTCGCTTTCTTTTATTGTAAATATATTATTTTCTTCTAATAATATTTTTTCTTTTTTAGCCAATAAAAATTGTATTGCAGAAAATAAATCCACTCCTCTATAATTAGGAGCAACAAAGTAAGGATAACTTGATTCAGTTAAATTAAACTCAACATCATTTTCCTCTAGTATTTCATTAATTAATTTATCAGCATCTTGACAAACAGAAACAACAGAACCTATCATTGCTCTTTTACCAAAGTCTGTGGTTTCTCCATTGACTAATATTTCCATAGTTTCCGAAACAGAAACTACACCTAGCATTTCTTTTTGTTCTTCTAGTTCTATATGGAAACCGATTTCATTTCCGTCATCAATAAAATCTAAGTTTGTAAAATTATTGTTATCTCCATCACTAATATTCATTTTTATTTTACCACTACGGAAAATATTTCCTCTTAAATTAGAAGGGTTTGCAACAACTAAATTACCATCTGCGCTTTGTCCATCGGGGTCTACTACAACATACATTGATAATACCGCTTCATTATTCCCTTCATCTGCCTTGCTACCAAGTTTATCTTTGTATAGATAATTATTGATATTACTATACATAACTTCTTCTTTTGGTTTTTTAGTATATTTAGAAGACAGTTGATTTAGCGTTATTTTTTTCGGGCTAAAATTGTAAAAGCAAGTATGATTAGGTTGCATTATTCTAAAGTTCCTAAATCGTGAAAAATGCGTTGCACTAGAAGCCGCATCGGGGAAATTACCACTAACGGTTAGTATGTGTGTTCTATCCGGCCTTGTGGTATCTATCTCATGAGAAATTACATATAAAATATGATTTGGTGTTCCGTTGTTAATCGAATGTCTTTCTCCGTTTTCCCCACTACCGACTCCATGTGACCCGCCTATTCCTTTAGTTCCTGCTGTAGAATAGTCTTCGACTGTATCGCTAAGAGCATTGAATGTTTTTACATCTTCCGATACTAAATAACAACCTGTCAAATCAACAAAACTTAGCCAGTGCATATTATCGGTATTGAATCTACCATCGAATTCATCTCTTTGAGTCTCGGCCTGTATTACCATATAATCGGTAAAGGCTAAAGTTGTAACTGTTGTTCCATTAGTAGCAGTATCAGCCCCAACTCTACATCTGCTTATTCTAACAGTAGTGTCTTGACCTGTGCTTATAGCATTCGCTGTCATTTTAAATTCATCGGGAGAGCCTGAAATTCTTTCATAACCTCTAGTAAATTTAGGAACTTTCTCACTATCAATGTAGAAAGAACATATATTAGAAGTAGCCCCTTCATCATAGTGTTCTTCAATATCATCATTGTCGTCAATAAATCTACCATGCGTAGTAGAAATTGTGTTAAATGTAGCACTTATCGTATAGCCAACATCTATCTTTAAGGTCGGCTTGAATCCAACAAAGACACCATCGGCATCATTTTCATAAGTTGGAGCATTACTACCTATTGTAGAGTCTGTGCTAAGAACTTTAGTTGCGAAACCTGCTGGTTCTTTATTGAAACTAGTTTTATTTATGGTGGCATTTACTAACCCGAATCTTATTTCTTTGTCGTTTGAGCCGTCTACATTTACTCCTCTAGTATTATGTATCTTAGGTAAAGCCATACCAATATCTGCCTTTGCACCGCTTCCTCCTGTTATGTTGTATCTATCAAATATAACAGGTATGTGATTTTGTAGCATCCTGTGAGAGTTTTTGTTCACTGAATCTCCAAAATTAGTGTAATTAGCAAATAAATCTGTCCCAGTAAATCCCCGTTGTGAGTTTGTAACATCATCACCTTGATGACAATGTTTTCCTAAAATTGGAAAAATTTGATGCTTTAGAAAATCAGTATCGGCACTCGACAATGAACCCTTTACTTTTGCTGCTAAAAATGAATAATAAGCGTCATGTGCCGTAGTCGAGTCGGATAAAGCAAATGGTAAAAACATATTACAATCTTCTGTTAAACTTGTTACAGAACCCGCTATTGCGGCAACTCCTTTCCTTGTAGCAAAGGTAGTATCTGTATGTGTAGCACTGTTACCACCGTAGCCCCTATCAGCGTTGTCTCTATTCGCAGTTGTAGAAACATAAGTATTTGGAAATCCAGTTTGGTCATCAGCCAAGCCACGCATTATTGCTCCTTGTAGTAGATTTATATTACCATCCGATTCAACAAAGTCATTCTCAGTATTATATCCCCTTATTGAAGCAATCCCTGTATTGCTAGAACTAGAAGTCTGTTGAGTTTCAAAATCTATCTTAAACAGTTCCATATAAGAACCATCGGGAGAACTACCGTCTCTTTGATTTAATCTAGGGGAATAGTAGTCAGCAGTAGAATCAGTTGCTAAATCTGTTTTTCTTGCGGGTAAAAATGTGGTTATTGTGTTTGTTCCGACACTATCCACTACTCCAATAAATCTACCTGCTCTATCAACAAGTATATCGTTCTGTGCTAGATTATTAGCAGAAGTAGCCGCACCTGTATCTGCTCTAACAGTATTGATTGTTGTGCCACTTACAGAACCTATTGCTATATTATTAGCCGTAGAATTAGTTATATTTGAAAAAACATATTGAGGATAAAACGCTATTGTTCCTATATTTTTATCATTGCTTGGCACATTTTCAGGGTCAAATTGATTATAAAAGCAATCAACTACAACTTCGGTCAGTCTCATTACGCTAAATCTTCTTAACTTATTTATCTGCTTACCGTCATTTACTGAAACTATATTGTGACTTACATAAGAATCGTCAAACGAACTTATTGTTTGTGTCGTTCCCTTTACTGCTTCTTTAATGTCCGAGTGTTGTCTTGTTGTCAATTCTCTTAGTGTTAGTAAAGAATAGTTTGTCACATTTCTATCCTTAGTTATATTTAACAAACTATCCTTTCTTGTAGAAGAATAGGGCAATAAATCGCTATTACTAAACAAAAACATTCTAGCAATCTTAGCATCTATGTGTTCAAATTTATCTTTAAATTGGTGTGCGGCTCTTAACTTTGCTTCTGTGCCAATTCCATTACCGTCAAACATTTTAACTGAAGGGAATGGAGTAAACATAATAGAAAGCATACCTCCTTCTTGGTATCTTTCTATTTCATAGAGGTCTGCGCTTTTAGTTTCTAAAGTATTAGGGCTGTAGAATTTATCTCCGATGCTAGGTAAAAAGCCTCTTGATTCAATCAATCTTTTATTATCATAATCGAAAAACTTTGCATTAATATTACTTGCACTAGCCGTAGCGTTTACAGCAGTTCCATCTAAATCAGTAAGTCTAATTTCTCTAGCCGTAGTTGCCGTAGTGCCTATGTTTATTATATTACCAACAAAAGTATTATCGGGAATACCTGCCGCAACGATTTTTTGACCCAATCTAAATACACTTGGGTTGTGCTGTCCACCTGTTCTCACGGCCATATCAATTGGCGTTCCATTTTTTGTTGCTTCCACATAGGCACTACCACTAAAAGTATCTATTTCCCCTTGACCTATAATATTCATACCACAAATATCAGTTCCTACAATGTTATTTTGTAAGAAACCATCTGTATAATATCCTACATTATATCTATATGCGCTAGCATAATATTTTATTTTACTAGCAATTTCTTCATAGAATTTGATGTCTTCTGTGTTAAAAAATAAATGCTTAGATTTACTATAGTTTCCTTTTTCTAAATTTGTCATTCTATAATTAGAAGCACCAAAATTAGATTGATATGTTCCCATTTCGTCTAACTTAGTATCACCTGTAACAAAGTTTCTAGCCTTATTACTACCAACTTCGTGAAATGGTTGTTCTCCCAACATTCTGTAATTTAAAACACTAGTAATATTATATGCATTTGATGATTGTAATACAGGGTGAATCAAAGATATATTTTTACCACCATGTAAGTGTCCACCATTTAATAGATTCAATTCATGAGTAAGTTTGGTAGTTTCTCTTGTAGAATCTTGATTGTGGTGGCCTTGTAAAATATCTATTACTGTGTTAGCCAAGAATGCAAAATTTATTGTTTCGGCAATTTTTATTGTAGAGTTAAGCGAGGCAGAACTCATTGTCACTTGAGTATCACTATCTATTGAAACTATAGTAACTCCTGCTACAAAGTCATTATCATCATCAAAGGCTGTCATACCTACAAAGAGTTCTTTTGTCGAGTTTAAGTTAGTTATCACTTTGCTTTTTATTCCCATGTCACCTGTCTTAGAAACATAACCAACTTCCCTATCTAAGTATATTCTACATTGTGTTGAAGGCAAGGAGAACCTAGTAGTGCTATCGGTAGATGAGCCGGTTGCACCAAGACTCATAGTTAATCTAGTGCTAGATTCAATAGAAGAGATAGTAGTTCCGTTTTGTATGTGAGTGTGGCTTCCATTAACTATTTCCATACCATTTGATAGATGAGTTGTCGTGGTTGTTAATTGGTCACTACCTGCCGTAGTTGCTGATATTTCTAATTCTATATTCTTTTCAACTGAAATAATATTTGCCAAAAACTTTCCATTAACATATACAGGCTTGTCATGAAGGTTTCTTACATTTCTAATATGATTATATGCTGATAAAGCATAGTCACTATCCACTTCTATGAAACTTCTTGCTATGGTAAAAGCATGCGTGGTCTTGCCTAAGTTAGTTTTTGAAAAAGTTGTATCTTGAGTATTAGCATAGTTTATGTCCACCCTACCCAATGTTAAAGGATTATAGGGTGCAATAGTTACAAGCGTTCCTGCATTTTCTCCGGCTGATTTGGTTTCTACTATTTCAAAATCTATTAGGGTGTTTACGGTATCAAAAGTCGCTTTATTAGAAAATGTTAAACTTACTCCGGTTGCGTTTCCTGTTGCGTTTGCGCTCAACTCTAAGGTGTTACTATTCGTGATGCTACTGACTGTTGTTCCTGTTGGTATATTAGTTCCCGAAACTTCCATTCCTGCAAACAGATTAGCAGTTGATGATAAGGCCGTTATTGTAGCGTCTCCCGAAACGGTAGTTCCTGTTAAGATAACATCGTTATGTAAGCGAGATTGAAAGTGTGCATCACTTAACATATTGGAAACATCGCTTATTTCATATCCAACGGCATTTTCATGTGTGCTTCCACTACTACCAACTAAGTCATCTCCTTCTTCTCCTGTAGGAGTAATCTTAACACCGGAGTTAAAGAACAGACCTTTGTTAGAAGCACCGCTTAAACTAGTTGTTGAATCTACTAATGTATTTGTAGCCAATGCTTTATTTAGTAAATAATTTTTATTGATTTCCTTATATCCTGCTAGTGCTGTTCCTTCTGCTCTTGCGTTATCTACTAAATCAAAAGTAGTTCCCGTAACAGTTGATTCAATTTCACCAATGTAACTCATCATTCCCGAAGAGTGTTTTAGGTGAACTTTAGTTCCTGCTGTTAATGTTATACTGCCCGATGAAGTTAATGTTTTATTATCGAAACTACAAGTAAAGTTAGCACTAACGCTTTCTAACTTATTGTATGGGCTTTGCGTTGAGTAGATAACATCTTGAGAAAATAAAGTGTTCTTAGATATAATAGGAGAAATTAACTTTCTAACATTACTTCTTCCTTCTAAATCAATAAAAGTCATAGCATTTTCTTTGTAAATGTCTATTCTTTCTATCTCTCCATTTATTTTTTCTGAATATATCATATATTTTCCAAACATATAATCTAACATAGTGCCTTGAGAATGATATGCGGGTTCAGTGCTTGTGCTACCATCGGAGTCAAAATATCCTTTATTTGAAAAAGATAATGTTATTAATTTTTTATCTACATCAATTGCACTAACATCTGCATATAACTCACTAAGAGAATTAGAAACTAGTTTAATAAATAAGGTGTCAGTTCTGTTTGAGACTAAAGGAAAATCTGTAAGTAAAGTTTTGTCTTTCTTATTGTAAGCCCTTCTTTCAAGAACACTATCGTTTGCTAAAGTGTAAGAATTAGTAGTAAATATTGATTCTGTTTCTAATCTATTCTCACTTCTAAAGGTAATGTTTTGAGTTTTACCACTAATAGATGCTATACTTTGAACAATAACTATTCTTGTGCCAACTCTAACTTCGTCACCAACATTTAGATAACTTCCTAAATCATGGTCTGTTTTCGTTGCGTAAGTATTTCCGCCAGTATTAGAAGTTATTATAGCATCTATTGACTTAAACTCATTAAAATCTCCTGTAAATAATCTGTGTCTAATTCTAATCGGTTCTTCATCCCCTATTTTTTTAGATAATATTCTAAACGGGTCAGCCATTTTTAGTTTGACTATTGATGATTTTGCTCCCATAGATTCATACATTATTTGTTCAATAACATTATTTGCTATGTTTGCTCTATCCTTTGATAGTGAATAGGACAAGTATCTATATGGGCCGGTATAATCTTGGTCGCCTGTTCCTGTTATAGAATCATTAGCATCTCTTCTAGCATTAGTAAAACAAGCATCTCTTGAAAATGGAGTATAAGTTAATATTGTTTCTCCTTCATTACTACTATGCGTTGCAGGATTATCTTGATTTTTTAAGTTATCAATTAGTTTAGTTTTTAGAGTATATTTACTATAATCTATAATATCTGTTCCAAAGTCGGGAGTAGTTGTAAAAAAACTAGTTGCTGATAATGCGTCAGTAGCACCACTAATAAAATCTAATTCACTGTAAAATAAACTATATTTTTTATTATGGTCTAATTCATTTTTCTTATCTAAACTTTCATTAAAGAAATAAAATAAGGGTCTTGCTAAAGAAACAGAAGGGGCTAATGTGCTTTTTATTCCTAAGCCTACCGCTACTT